TAGATAATGCAGATGATTTATATTGGTGGTACGTGACATTCTCTATAGACACTACAGCTATATAATAAATTGATACCAGCCAGTAGATGCTAGGCACAAAGCCTAAGATAGTTTTTACATCTTCGTCTTGGTGGTCTACGACAGTGTGCTCTGACGTATTCTCACTTACCGAGACGGAATCTTATTATAAACAACAAAGCCCGAACTTAGTTTAATTACTAGGCTCGGGCTTTATTATATCAACCTGTTATGTATTAATTTTAATTACTTGTCTAGAATAGTCAGGCAAGTCAAGTATTTTATTACTTTGGTCAAATGTAGAAGCTGTATTCTGCAATAGGAGTCTTTTAGTTCCATTCGAACCAATTGCATACCAATTTGAATCTACATATATTAAATCAGTAAGAGTATATTCACCTAGTGTAGATGTAGTCCAATTATTACCCCTATCTGTAGACACACTCTTCATATTATTTCCTATAAGCATAAATGTATTAGTCCCAGCTTCATTTACATACAATCCTTTAGTCAAACCTGTTAGTTGTGGTCTAGTGGTTGCAGCAGTCCATTGAGTTCCAGTTGAGTTAGCACTAACGTATGTATAATTACTAGTAGTGCTATATACTACACTTCTTGGCGAAGAATGAAACCCTTGTATTACTGCACTTGGTGTAAACATTCCTGGAGTATAATAAGTAAGAGAATCTGGTACAGATGTAGCCAAGAAGGTATATATTCTAGCTCCTCCCTGATATGATGCCCCAACACAGCAGTAATCATAAGGCCCAGTTGATATGCTACTGACTGGACCTACAACACTACGCTCCTTTACTGTACCGTCATCATACACTATAATAACATAGTTCTTACCGTCTCCTCCTGCTCTCTTATAAAATACCCAGCCAGTAGAGAACCTAGCCAAGTGAGCATAACCATAAGCTCTTACAGTATCTTTGTATTTTAATTCCCACTGTTTGGTAGACTGATTAACTACATACAATCCTCCAAGCATAGACAATGCTCCAATTGCTTCACCTCCTCCAGCTATGTATATAAAATCCTCATGGCCGTCTATAGCTGGAATTTGAGCATAGGTACCACCGCCAGCAAAGTATAAACTACCTGTCTCCGTATTAATAAGGAATAAGTCTTTATTTACAACTATATCTTCTTCTTTAACTAATTGATTTGGCTGGTAGTTACTAGACGCAACTACGCTACCCCAGAGACTACCTATGGTTTGGTAGTGAGGACAATACCCCCCCCCCTTCCCATAATCTATTGACATTCCAGTCAATTCATTCAGTTTGTCTTGTGTTACTATTTTACTCATATTTATTTTATTTTACTTTGTAAACCTTAGCATCACAGAACTTTAAGTCTCCGTTCTTATTGTATCCTATATGCCAAGGAGTAACTGTACCTTTAAAGATTAATACTCCATTAGTGTACGTGCCATTTGAGTTGTCATAATAGAATCCAAGTTTATTGAACTTAAAATCTAGTGTAGGCTTAAAGTCATATACCCAAGTAACAACTGACATGTCCTCTAATGGAGTAGCCTTCTTATCTATAAACTTCTTTAATTGCTTCTTAACTTTACGTATAGTCATATTAATTCATCATTTGCTATTGATAATTCAATAAATATCTTTATATTTGCATCGTAAACTATTATGTCATACACCCTAGCTAAAGAGATGCTTACTATCTACAAAGATTAGTTAGTTATTAATTTAATTCAGAGTATTATGAGCAGAAATAGCTTACAAGCAAAAACTGTCTTCGTGCACTCGTACATTCGTGTAAGGTATCGCAAACTGGAACACGTTTGTAAGCATTACAGAAGACGTCCGCGTAGATAAGTTCAAAGCCAGATTGTGTACAGCAGTCTGGCTTTGTTTTATGATGTAAAGTTACTGATTATTAACCTATTAAACTAATGTAAGAATGTTAAGTATTGTTACTAGGTTGTTCACCTAGCATATCATCATCTTCCTCTCCCTCTATAAATGCCAAAAGCTCACCTGTCTTGGCATCTCTTATATATCTAATTCCAGGAGCTACATATTCAGTAACTACCTCTTTATCACCCCACCATGGTACAAATGTGTTACTCATTATCATAATTGTTAATAACAGTAGTTGCAGGAACTACCCCAAATCCATACTTATTAAATCTTCTCATAAATTCATTCTTATCCTTAATTATATAATTAAATAGAAGTCTAAGATTTCTAAGTCCATTATTCTCACTAGTCCCCACATAAGGATTATTATTAATAAGTCTATCAATCTCATCAACACTCTTGAAGTTGGGAACTCCAGACTTACCTACTCTTTGTTCAAACTCTATTAAGGGATGTAGTTGGGAGTTAAACTCTGAAGGAATAGTTAGATATTTATATTTATTTCTAACACTTACTTCGTTATACTCTGGATGTTCTTTCATTATCCGTTTAACAAACTCATCTTCTGATACTATATTGTCCTTCATTAGAGCTTGTAGCCTAGGTCCTCCAGTCTTAGCGTACTGATGATACTCAGTTGGAGTCATATCTTTTAATAATGCTGCTTGCACAGTTTCTATTCCATGCTTAGCTTCATGACCCGGTACATGAGCAAAATCGTCCCTAAGTATCTCAAAGGCAATTCTATCGAAGTCTTTAGTAGTTAGTATTTCCTCACTAGGGACAGACCTAGAGAACTTTATTATATCATTATCCAAACCTACATCTCTCTTATTTCTGGGAAGTACAGTTAAGTTTCCATTGTTATATCTATCGACAAATCTCTTAGCTGCTTCGCCATACTTAGTCCCTAGTTCTGCATCTATACTAGCGATTCTCTGTTGCGTTTCAGGATTTAGTAGATATTCCACGAAATTCTGTATGTTCTTATTAATGTCTAAATCACCATTCATAGAAGTTCCTGTATCAATGAACTGGCTCTTCTCTAATGGCTTAGCTCCTTTCTTAAACACTCTACCATTCTTCAAATCATCTCTAAGACTAAAGATTACTTGGTTATTAGAATATCCATTATCATATACATTATTAAAGATTACCCCGTCAGCACTCATCTTATCAGCTGCTCGTTCTAATGCTGCTCTGTTGGGCACATCACCTACAGTAACTATTGGTCTCTCTAACTCTAAGTCACCTTCTACTCTGTAAGGTCTCTTGGCAAATCTCTCTCTAGCCTTAGCTGCTTTCTCTGCCTTACCTGGTATAGAATGATTAGCTGCTGTTCTAGGATTACCAAATTTACCTTGATACCATATACCAACTTCAGGAGCGCCTTCATGAATAGCATCCCACCTTTCTGGAAAGTATAATTTCGGGAGTCTAGCACTGTTCTTATCATGTACTACATGTATGGATTGTCTAGGTCCCCAACCTACATTATTAGGTAATGGTTCAACTGAAGGAGTTCCTTTGTTTATAGTCTTACTAATTACTCTAGCTCTAGCCCATTTATTACCACCAACAGCCATATCTTTTACTGGCTTTAACTTAGGTCCAAAGTTACGCATTCCAAATCCACCTGCCAAATTACCTATGTTAAAGAAATCTGCAACTACCGGATTCATTCCTGTAGTCTTAGAAAGCATATCAGCCCAGTCTTTATATTTGTCATTACTAGCTACATTGGTAATCTTATTAACTGCTTCATTACCTGCATATCCACCTGCTACTGATAATGGTCCAAATATTGCACCTGTTAATAATGTACTAACATAAGGTGCGGCTTCTCTCCTTCCTCTATCTACAGCTCCTGCCAGATTTATATTCCTAGGAGTAACTGTTACTTCTGGTAAAGTTACATTATTCATACCATTCTCATTATTAACTGGCAATACTATATTACCTCTCTTATCATAACCTCCCATATACTTAATAGGTTGTGCAGGTTCTTGATACTTAATAATCATACCATTCTCACCTTTAGGAATACCATTATATACCCCAGTAAGTACTTTAGCATAATTAGTAGCTTCTGCATATCTTCTCTTACCTTTATTAGAACCAGTAAGCTTAGCTACAAACTTATTAATATCATCATTCTCATCAAAGTCATATAGTCTCTTTAAGAATTGTATCTTATCTGCTGCATACTCATCCATAGAATTATAAGACCTAAACTTCTGCTTAATAGCTTCACCTTTAGCATTCTTATCATTACCAGTTACATAATCACCTTTCCATGAACTACCAGTAGTTAAATTGCCAAAGTTGTACTTACCTTGTGCAGACTTACCCCAACTAGATTCTAATGCGTCTTGTGCTAATAACATTCTAATTGCATTATCATTAGTAATACCTGCCTTCTTATAGGCATTAATAAGTTCTGTAGACCATTGCTTTCTGTTAGTATATGGACTCTTCCAAGTTGAGTTGGCAGTTTTAGTAACAGGTTTATCAGTAACAGATTTACTAGCTACTACATCAGTTTCATCAGTATCTCTTACTGGTACTACTAAAGCCTCTGGTTTATCGTAAGTTGTGTTGTAATTATACTCACTAAATGGATTAATAGGATTAGTAATATCAGTGTAATCTATTGTAGGATTACTTACTGGATTATAACTAACAAATCTCATTCCTTGTTGAGCTTTCTTGATTCGCTTCTTATAGGTTGGACGACTTGATTTGATGAACTTCTTACGCATGTCCCTTTTACCGTTAATCTCTTCTTGTTTCTTTAACAGAGGGGACTTCTTAAAATCAAATCTTCCACCATGTGCCATAGTTACCAATTCCGGATTTCTAACAGACTTACCTTCAATCCACCTCTTAGCATAGTCAGCAGGATTAAATTTCCACATATCTTGAGAAGTCTGTCTTAATTTACCTTTGTTCATTTGAAACTTAACCAAGTGTCCGGCAACGTCATCAGTAGGACCTATATAATCAGTTCCTGGCTGCCTAAAGGTCATGAACTCTTTATCTCCCATACGCATTACTGGTTCAGTCTCCTTACCAACAACCTTGCTGATTGGATTCTTTCCAGCATAATCAGTAAACTTTGTAACATTCTCAAACTTAAGAGGTCTACCAGAGGGTACTACTGCACTCATTTCGTATCTTCTGTTATGAACTCCAGGATAAAGCTGCTCATATCTATCCCCATGACTAAATCCTCTCCTTGCTTCATTACGGCTAATAGGTTTGATATTACTAGTAGCTTTATTAAAGAACATTCTTTTAACTACTGGATTCTCATCAAATATATATTTAGCTAATAGATTCCTGCCTTCTAAATTTCCTCCACCTAGTATTGAAGAACCTGTGTAGTCGGCTGGCATTGTTTTTATATCTTGCAAACTTACTGATGCATTACCGTTAGTTCTCTTGGCAGCTTTATAAGCAGCCACTTTTAATGGTAATTTCTCTACCTTAGATAGAAATGGAGTAATTCTGTTAGCTGTTGCCATTGCTATATTAGAAGGAGTCCTTGCTTCCTTATTAAATATCCAATGATTCTTGTTAATAGGATTCCAAGCTAGGTCAGCGTCACCTTTAATTGATTTAGTTATTAACTTGTTCTTTCCAATCTTATATCCTTTAGCACCACCATACCAAGCTCCTGGATTAGTATAAACTCCAATTTCAGACGGAATGCCAGTCTTATCTTCTAACCAATTACCCCAGCCCCCGGTAAGCTTATCCACAGTCATATTACCTAAAGCTCCTCCTACAACAGCGGCTGGAGTTGTTACTAATGCAGCACCAGCTGCTGAAGGAAGTATAGTTCTTTCTATTCCAACTAAAGGATTAGTCTTATTGGACATAGAAGCCCTGAATCTGGCTTTAGCTCCTTTAATAGGATGCCAATAGTCTCTATTTCTTTCAGCAGCTGACCTGGTATCATTAGAAGGTTCTCCACCTAAATCTACAATGGAATACTGTTTAGGTTTAGCTTTAATAGGTTCATGAATTTCTGGCCTAACTACTTTAGTATTATCGGACTCTATGGTGTTTCCTTGTTGTAGTTTAGGTATTACTTTCATTATTTATTCGATTTATCGTTATTGGTGAATCTCTTCCATATTCCTGTTACTGAATCTATGCCAAGCAATCCCATACAACACAACAGGACTGTGTCTATCATTAATGGGGCTTGAATTACGTTTATTGCACAGTATATTAACACTCCCAAGCAGACAAACCACCCTACTACTCCGCAGAGTCTCTTAGATGATATGCCAGAGTGGGATGTGAATACTTGCTTTAAGAATGTTACAAACTTCATTATATAATTACATTTATAGAAATATTAGCTGTGTCACCTCCTATATATGCCTGATTTATTGGTATTTCAGTAGTTACCCCAGATTGGCATACTGCGTTATTTGTTACACTATTTGCAGCTACAGTCACCCTGTATGTACTGAAATATCCAGTGAACAATAATTTAGAGACATTAGTTAAATCAGTTGGTAAATTAAAGTGGAAGTTTCTGTCAAAGAAAGTTGCCCCTTGATAGTCTAGAGTTCCAGACCTAGGAATTGTTATAAACCCATCTAGAACTCCATCTATGTAAACATCTGCTACAAAGTCATAGGATTTAGACGTAAGCCCAGAGTTAGTTATTGAAACATGTATATTGAAGTCATACTGGAATGTTGACAACTGTATATCCTCTTCCTTAACTAACTGATTATTAGCGTAATTATCGTTAGTTTCAAGTCCGAAGAACTCTACTCTATCTCTAGTGGCACACTTGGTTGGAGTATTTGTACCTCCACCAGCTAAATTAATTAAATATTGTTCTGTTGCAATTTTATTTGTCATTTTAAATACTTGCTATGTATTGTTTATACACATAACGGCAAGTAGACCCTGTATTGGTATATTCTGATTAGTTCCTATAATAAGTCTATCTGTTTCATAATTAGAATAGTGATTCATATTCTTTGCATTATTTAATAGGAATGCTACGTAAATATTACTTCCAATCACACTATTGCCAAACAAAGCTACATTTCTTATAGCACCTGCTATAGGGTATACCACCATAGATGAAGCAGGAATATCTGGTGTAGCCGATGTGCTTTGACCATACATATCCATGATTGATATACCCATTGTAGTGTCTGTAGTAGTGTTATTAAAGAATATTAGGGTGCTGTCGCTTAGTGAACCGTTTAATAAATCTATAGCGTCAGCAATACCCCCCCCCCGACGGTAGGTTATCATTGAACTGTTGCTTAGTAATGCATCTATTGTTCGCAACTCCGTCTAAGCTCAAGCCTTCTGCTCTGGCTTCAGCTGCTGTTACTAATTCATTAGTGCTTTCCATTATTCTTGATATTCTCTTAAATTACCAATTGTTACTTCAAATTCATCTGATTTCATGTAGGGTGATACATCTGCATCTTTAGCAGCTTCGTTCAAACAGAACATGTCTGAAGGAAACGATAGTGCCTTTACCCTTATTTGCTTAAGTAGTCTGGAGTGTTTGGTTTTAGACCAAACCCAGACGTCAAATATAAAATTTCTCATACTGCGATTAATGTACTTTAATTCTTAAATGTTAAGAATTACTAAGTGTAGAAGCAATCCACTTTTGATTGGAGCCTTTGTTAAGGCTAAAGTGCTGTAAACCACCTTGACTTACATTTATGTATAATGTGAACAAATTAGCTATTGGAATTCCGATTATTGTCACACTAATACATGTTGGCGCACCATTAGATACTCCATAATACAGTAACTGAAATGGGACCATGTCTGTCATATTAGACTTCACAATCTCCATTACAGCACTATCAGCACTGTTAACCTCTATATTACTACTTCTACCTGGATAAATCAAATCTTGTGTTGTTAAAACTAGGGTCTGAACCCCCCCCCCATAGACTTGAGTGCATCATTCACTTGTTTAGTGGTAGGGCATTTGTTGTCTTCATTTTGAATTAAAGCCATGATTGTTATTATTTAATAATTCTACGTTTAATTTGCACACCTCTCTTAGCTATTAGCATAGTATTACTTCTTTTGTTGTTAGCATTACTAGCGAAGGTATTATGCAGTTTAGCTATCTCGTCATCACTAAGGGTATTAAACCCTGAAGGTATTTTAGCTCCCTTAGTTCTCATCTCCTGAATATCTGTACCTTTTAATTGCCTATTAGGGTCAATATAATAATTACCATTCGCATCTTTCATATTTACATTGGCTCCTCTAAATCCCCACGTGTCCGCATGTCTTTCATTAGGTTGGGAGCTGTACACTTGAGACTCTAATGGTGTAGAGGATTCATAATCCACTCTGTTATTAATACCAGGATTGGCCTTTAATATCTGCGGATTATTATCTCCAACCATGTGTCCAATACCTTCATGCCAAGACACATCGCCAAATCTTCCAGAGAATGGGAATGAAGGAGCATTGTATGTGTATTGCAATCCTGCTGGATATGCTGCTCCCTTATTTTGTCTCATAGCTACTTGGGCAGCTTGAGTCACATTACCAACCTTCCCTTTATATACATTTGGATTAGAATAGAACTTAGAAGGTTCTACATATTCTGCCCTGTTAATTTGGTCAGTAATGTTAGCAAGGTTAGATTCATTAACTTGAGATTGATACTTAGGCTGTTTAGCACGTTCTTTATACCATTCTATAGCAAAGTCTTTCATCCCTCTAGTTTGGGCTTGATATCTCTGGTCCTCTGGCAATTTATAATTCTCTTTAGGATTAGGTCTTGCTACAGCTCCCTGTTGTGCCCTAATAATCCCTCTTCCTTTAGTTGAGATTCTCATAATATCCATTTAAGCCAACCGTAGCTGAAAGTCTTCCTCTTATATTCTGGATGTTCAGCCGCGTATCTAGCTTCTCTTTCAAATGATATGTTTCTATAGGCAGTGTGAGCATTGCCACTAGCTAGTAATTTAATAAACCACTCTATTACATACCATAAATAGAAGAATACTATTCCCATTTCTAATATCTGTTTCGTGTGAGTCTTCTCATGTGTAACTGTAGCTTGACTCATTCTCTTTATATAATCCTCACTTCTAGTAAACATAATAGCACAAATATTCATAAATGAATATCCTTTTACCGGAAGTAACGGATTGATAAAGAATAGCAATCCTTTAGATTTGTCGTACTTAAATTTCATAGTTAATGCTTCCATTTAGCGGCATTTCTAGCGAAATTAGCTCTCTTCTTCTGTAACGGAGTCGCATTAGGATTGTTAAGTACAGACCTAGCATGTTCTTGAACACTCTGTCCAGCTTTCTTAGCTGATGCCGTAAATTTGCCGCGATTCTTCTTCTTAATATGAATCTTGCTTCCATTTTTATCTTTCCTTACTAACTTACTACCACATCTAAACATGGGAACCTCTTCTAGGTCCGCATCATCGAGTAACTCTTTCAGAGCCTCATTAATTCTTGATAATTCCTCTGCGTTAAATTCCATAATTAAATTACATGTTAAATCACTTTTTTATTCACAAAGGTATTGCTAAATTTGCACATTATCAAACAAATCAGATGAATTAATGATTTAAGGTGTCAATGTAAATAAGTAATAAAGAAACTAAACTATTATTAATCTCTAACCTTTAAATCAGTAGATTAATGTTATTGGGCAAACTAAAAGAGGTGTACAGGTGGATTGACAGTTGGAGTTCTGGTGTTAAGACGATAGTCATTATAATGCTTGCATTCTTGATGGTAGAGCTTCATTTCTCTTCACACACTAAAGCTATTTTAGAAGATTATAGACAGGCAGCTGTTACGGAGAAGGTATTAGCTGAGAAATATACAGAGATGATTACTCCACAAGTTAACGGGCATATAGAGCATATTCTTATGGAAGATAAGGATGCGTCGAATGTCTTGTTATTGAATTACCATAATACCTTACAAAGTACACATGGTTTATCATATCGTTATTTAACAGCTCTTACAGAGAAGAGAAGAGGGTATGAAACTAAGGCAACTATTAAGATATGGAAAGAGTTGGAGTATATTAACTACGGTGATGAGCTTGGAAGGATTAATGACAACCAATTCATTAGAATGGACACTATTGAGAACTACTACAGAACATTCCCTAATTTAGTAGCTTTATTAGAAGAATCTGGAGCAAAGTCTGCTGCGATGTATCCGATTGCTGGAATTGATGGACCTATAGGAATGATTGTTGTTATTTATCCAGTTACTAAAGAGTACTATTTTGGGTACTATAACTCCGTTATTGCTCCGTGTATCCAACCTCTATCTACCTTATTAGATTATAACTCAATTAGGAAGAAATTTAAAATGAATTATGAAAGTAGACAAGAGGAACAAGGAAATATGTTACAACGATTCTTCCCATATGTATTGGAGTGAAATCGACAATACTATATACACTTCAGTAACAACAATGATACATGAGTTCTGTCAAAAGTTCGACAGTGATTTCTGGTCGCAATACAAAGCATTACAGAAGCTATTAAGTGCTGAACAGTTTGCCATGGAGAAGAAGAGACTATTAGAAACTAAACGTTTTGATAAGAAGTACTTCTTAGACATGTACGATTTAAATGAGACGGAGTTTAATTCTGCACAACAGGATATACTGGATGAGTGGTCTAAAACTAATGCCGATTCCAAGGAAAGAGGTACAAAGATTCATAGTGATTTGGAGCATCAATACTTAGGTAAGAGTTCATGCCAAATGAGAAGTTACGGTTTAGGCGGAACTTTTGAAGTTAATACTAATGAATCTTTAGAGAAGAATAACTTAGACCTACTAAGCATAGAAAGAGGAGTCTTCCCTGAATATATGATATACAGAAGGTCGGACGACAATAAGTTTAGGTTGGCAGGTCAAATTGACTTACTTATTAAGGACGGAAATGACATTTACATTGTTGACTACAAGACTAATAAAAGTATTGACGAGAAATCTTACTTTGATACCAGGACTAAGAAGAGTCAAATGATGAAGTATCCTATGAATAACTTAATGGACTGTAATAAAGTACATTATACTTTACAACTATCTACCTATGCATGGATGCTTCAGAAATTAAATCCTGATTTTGTTATTAAGAAGCTATTGCTTATACATTATGACCATAATGGTAACGTTACAGAACATGAGTTAGATTATCTTAAAGATGATGTGGAACGTATGTGTAAGCATTGGAAAAAACAGTGTATACTTGAGGAAATCAAGGAGAAGAGAAAGCCTATAGAGTTCTAATGAGCTAGTTCATAATCATAGAGTATCTTTCAAACTGGGATTTGAGATATTAAAAGTAAAGTATAATTAAAGCTCATTAGAAATCTATGGGAATTACTAATATTGTAAATGGGCACTTGAACGAGTTACTGGGTAATAACGAAGAAATAGCTAAAGCTCGTATTAGAATATGTAAGAAATGTCCTATTATGAAGGATTCGTTTATGGGGTATGTATGTAGCAGTAAACTGTGGCTAAACCCTAAAACAGGAGATATATCAACAGAACGTAAAGATGGTTATAAACGTGGATGCGGGTGTAGACTTAATGCTAAAGTTAGAGATATTAAGTCTTCATGTCCAGCATGTAAATGGTAAATGATTTAAATTATGAGTAATAACGGAACAATGGATGTAATGTTTGGGGGTAAAGGATTAAGCTTTGCCGGTGCAGATGGATTTAAAGATTTAAAGAAAGAAGCTGCTGTGGAAGCACATAATAAAGCAGTAGATACTTACACTAAAGCACTTAATAAGAACATTAAAGATGAATTGGAGAAAGCGGAGGAAGTAACAGAGAAGATGAATAGTATGGAAATTATGCCTATTAATTCATACGTATTGGTTAGACCTTATGCTAAGAATCCGTATCAAAAGATAGAAGTGACTAAAGGCGGACTTATTATACCAGAATATGACGGAGCATTTAAGAATCCAGACACCGGAGAGAAAGATACAGAGTATCAACTTTCAGTTGTAGCTAATGTTATAGAAGTAAGTCCTTTGTGTAAGTTTATTAAACCGGGAGACGATATATATTATAGGCGTTCTTCTGGAGTACCTGTTCCGTTCTTCAGACAAGGATTTGAAGTTGTAGCTGAACAGCAAGTGCAGGTGGTTATTAATGAAGGTTTAAAAGAACGATTTAAAAGTATAGAATAATGGAAGAGAAAGTGTTTTATCAACCAGGAGATGTAGTAACATTAAGACAAGACATCCCATATAAACCTCAGATGATTGTAGTTAAGAAAGAGACGATGACGTTTAGACCATCTAAGGATGAGAAGAAAGATGAATATTTCAAGGGTATTAGATGTAGATGGTTCTCTACAAGAGGAGAGCTACAAGAAGCTATCTTTAATACTAAAGACTTAATTAAACTATAATGGCAACTAAGTTTCAACAAGGTGGGCAGGACGACCAAGAGTTGTTCTCTGCCTACCTTATTAAGTTATTTAAGCCTAAGTCTCAGCAGGAGTTTGAGGATACTATATCCAAACTCTCAGAGAGGGAAATTAATGAAATCTATAAACAATACAAGAGTATGGAGAATAATCAAACTATCATGGCTAAGATGGGAGCCAAAATTAACTACATTAGCAGATTGCAAGGTAAGTGTCCAGAAGGTTATGAGGTAGAGAGATTCATGGCTGGAGGATGTGTTAAATGTAGAAGGAAAGCAATGGCTGAAGGCAGTAAAGCTATGGACGTATTCAAAGATAAATGTGGAGGTAAAGCCAAGAGACGCATTAAGAAGAGCGAGAATGGTGATAAAATAGCAGTTAATAAGACTGATACTGTACACACCAGTAAGGGAGTATATAATGTTAGTAATAAGAAGCTCCCTTATAAGAAGATGTCCAAAGCAGATTACAAAGGACTACCTTTGAAAGACAAAATGAAAGTTGATATGAAAGACCAGGCCAACGGCAGAGGTGCTAGCGGAGCAGGTGCAACTAGAGGTAGTAATATAGGTAAAAAGTTAAGCGGTGGCACTATTACTTCGTTCAAGTGCGGAGGAATGGCTAAGAAGAGAATTAAGAAGAATATGGGCGGAACTGTTAGCAATAAATGGAGTATTCCTAGTAAAGCTAGCGGTGATGCTATTAAACACATTAAAGGTGGACCAGGCTCAGCAGATAGCACTAGAGAAATGAAATTTAATGGGTTTCAGAGGAAAGCACTAGCTGGTAAGCCTTATAAAAACAAATAAATATGAAAGTATTCCTATTTGATAATGGTACTAATTCGGTGATTGTGAATGAGCCAGAGGTTCTTCTTATTAAGGAGTTCGCAGCTCTATGGACTAATGAAAGGAATAAGACCAAAGAAGACCCTACGGGAGTTTGCAAATCAAGAGCTTATAGAGAGCTTGTTTACATATGGCTAATGTTAGATTGGGCATCTCCATACTCTGATTATACAGAACAGGAAAGACATCAATCATGTCTTCAGGATGCTAATTTAAGTGAAGAGGAATGGGCAGACCCAATCTTCAGAGCCGCATGTAGGAAATATAGAGATATTCAAAACGAATCTAGAGCACTTAAACTCATTAAGTCTGCTCAAAGTGTAGTTGATAGAATTACTGATTACTTTGACACCATAGATTTATCTGAAAGAGACCCAGTTACTAATAGACCTGTTTGGAAAGTGGCTGATGTAATGAAAGAAATGCAATCAGTTTCTAAGGTTATAGAAGAACTTAAAACTCTTGAATATATGTACAAGAAAGAGCAAGAGGAAGAGACTGATAACAGAGGTGGTGGTGAAGAAGGACGTTATGACAGATAATTATGGCTGGACGTGGTAGACCTAAGAAGAAAGTCGAAGTTCCAGAAACAGTTCAAGAGTTAATACAGAGAGTAGAACCAGAATTGATAGAGGCTATTCCATACGTAGACCCTATTGTAGAAGATGAACCAGTTAGTACGCCTAACATTGTATGGGATGTAACATTAGATACTGAGATTAAGCATTTCGACCCTACTCTATCTTATGAGCTGACTGGATATCGACCAGTGGATGAAGAAAGAGGATTAGATTTTAATCCAGAGTGGTTCACTGAAGCTAGACAGATTAAACTAAGAGATGGCAAATACTGTGCCTATCCTAAAGGAACTAAGAAATATAATGACTTTTGGGACGAAGAGGTTAGAAGATGTAATCGAGGATATGAATCACATGGGTATAGAATCACAGGTGATAATTACTTCTTCCTTAATTATTATAGACTAAAGAACACCGATGTGTCTCAAGCTGGTACCGGTCGTGAAACTACATTCCCTTCATTCTTTAGTAAGCAGTATGAGTACTTCCATTACATAGAAATGTGTGAGAAGTTGAAGAAGGATGTGTGCGCCCTTAAAGCTCGTGGAGTCGGATTCTCCGAAATTGCAGCATCTTTAGGAGTTAGGTTATATACAACTGTTAGAGGTTCACATACAGTATATGTAGCATTTACCGAGAAATTCGTTAGTGACGTGCTTCGTAAATGCTGGGAACAGCTTGAATATTTAAATGCTGATACAGAAGGCGGCATGAGACATCTAAGACAGAAGTATAATTCTGATATGCATAAGAGAGCTTCTCTTCTTACTAAAGACAGAGAAGAATTTGGATTCATGTCAGACATTATTGGCTTCGTAGTAGATGTTCCTCGTAAACTCCGTGGAGACCGTGTGGATAGATTGTTCTTTGAAGAATCTGGTTCTAACCCAATCCTAGTAAAGACTTACTTACAGAGTACAGCTCTTGTAGAGATTCTGGGTAATAAGTTTGGAACTAGATTTGTGTGGGGAACAGGTGGAGACCAGGGACCTGCACTTGACGGACTTAGTAAGATGTTTTATAATCCAGCTGGATATAATTTCTTACCTTATAAACATAACCATACTAAAGACGGGTCTTATGCTTTTACCTCATTCTTCATACCTGCCTATACATTCGTAGCAGCAAATGGATATGTAGACGATAGAGGAGTTACTAATACTGCGAAGGCTAAGAAGTTCTATTTAGACCAAAGAGAAGCTCTACTAGCTAACCCGAAGGAGCATTTAATTGCATGTGCAGAGTTCTGTTTTACTCCTGATGATGCTTTGGCTCTTGAAGGAGATAATCAGTTTAATACTGTATTGTTAAGTGAGCAACTTGCTAATATTAAATTACATAAACTGGGACCACATATTGATGTAGGCCAGTTAGAGTATAATTTTACTAACAACCAGCACACAGAGGAAGCAATTGATAGTGTAAGATTTGTTAGTAATCCTAAAGGTAAGGTTAAGATACTTGAACATCCGATTAGAGGAGAACATGGAGCTGTACCTAGAAATTTATATGTTGCTGGTATTGACGGTATTGATATGGGTGGTGAAGACACTTCTGATAAGACTCAAGACCCTTCTGATTTCTGTGTAGTAGTTAAAAAGAGAGCTTATGGGTTAGATGAACCTAAAATAGTGTGCTATTATAGGGACAGACCTAAGACTTTACGTGAAGCACATATGACATGTCTTAAGATATTGCAGTATTACGATTGTCAGGCTGTTCTTGAATCTACTAGAATGTCTACTCTGCAATTCTTTAGAGAGAAACATAAAGAGAATAGACATTTGATGAGAAGACCTAGAGCTACTCAATCTGACATACAAGGAGGTCGTAGTAAACAATTCGGAGCTCCTGCTACTGAAGTAGTAATTAGGCATCAATTAGATTTAATAGCTCAACATATAGAAGATTATTGTCATAATATATGGTTTGAAGAAATTCTAGAAGAAGCAATTAAATACAGTTATGAGAATAAACGTAAGTTTGATATTATAGCTGCATGGGGTATGTGCGAACTAGGAGACGAGGAATTAATGGGAGTAGTTCCTAAAGAAATGGACAGTCCTAATAACAAACTAAGACCTTTCGGTTATTGGGTTGACGAAAGAGGAATTAGACATAAAGGAGTTATTCCAGAGAAACAACAGATAGTACCTAAGTTTAATTTATGGCCTACACAATACGATGACCCTACAAGAATTAGAAGTAGCAATCAGAGATTTATTCAAACAGATTTATCATAAAGAATATGTGGCTAAATTAAAGCTAGAAGAGCTACAAACTGCCGAGGGGACACATAGGGGTTATAAGTTAACACTTGGCATGAATAATATAGACAAGCCACTTATTATATCGTTTGAGGGTGGTGAAGTAGCGTATCTTAAATTTCTTAGACAGGAATTAAGAGATAGAAGATTAGGCGACACACATTATTTCCTAGGATATAAACAATATAACGGATTAGAGAGTTGTAATGAGTGCACAGAACAGGAGTGATGAGTACTTAATGGAGCATATTGATAAGGCAGTGTCAGAATTAGTATTTCCTAAGTACAAATTACAGAAAGCATATAATTATTATAATGGATATAGAGATGCCGAACAATATAGGTATCTAGAAGAGAATTTTGGAATAGGTAATCCTACTTCTATAGAATTTACTCCTCTTATCAGGAAGCATGTTGATGCTTTACTTGGAGAATACCTAGGTACTCCATTACTGCCTAAAGTGTCATGCAAGGATAAAGAAACTATATCTAAGATATCTAGAGATAAGGAATTACAAATTAATAAAGAAGTATATCAATACTTACAACAACATCTTAACAATCAGATACTAGCGTTCTTAGGAGGACAAGAAGTAACTGATAAGGCTGTAGAGGCTCAACTTAATAAGTTAGTAGAAGATATTAATAATAGCTTTGTTAGCGAGTATGAAATAGCTGCACAGAATGTTGTTGAGTATATAATCCAATCTAGAGATATTAACTTACTTACTAAGTTAAAGAACCTGTTACTTGACTTACTAGTAACTGGCATGAGCTTTTACCAGGTTCATCCTAGTAGGAAGAGAACTAATATAGAAATAGAGGTATTAGACCCACGTAATGTATTCGTTGATAGAAATCCAGAATCTGTATATGTCAGAGACAGCTATAGAGTAGTTATTAGACGTTGGTTGACTAAGCAACAAATACTTAATAAATATGGTCCTCAATTAGATGCAAGTAGCATCAATGAATTAGAGGAGATGTTCGAGGGATATTACGATAGTAGTTATATATATGTACGTTCCATGAGCAATCAAGCTACTGGAGCTCCTATTACAGACGGACTCGAGGCGGGTAAAGAAGTAATACCTGGATTCCCTACCGACTACTATGAGACTTACAATTATAAGTTAATACCTGTGTTTGAAGTTGAGTGGATTGATGTTGATAAGGAAGGAGAAGATTATGTAGAGAATAGATATGAAGGAGTCAAAATTGGGGAATCTATTTACATTCTTACTGGTAAATCTCCTGATGTAGTTAGAACTAAAGATAATCCTACGCACTGTGGATTGTCAGTTAATGGTTTGTTCTTCGTAAACAGAAGTAACGAACCATATTCACTTGTGCTTGCATGTTCACATCTTCAAGACAAATATGATTTGATTACTTTCTTTAGAGACAATGTAATTGCTAATAGTGGTACTAGTGGAGACTGGATTGACTTTAGTATGCTACCTATGGCTCTTGGTGATGACTTGACTGAAAGATTGCAGAAATTCATTGCATATAAGAAGACTGGTGTGGCTCCTATTGATACTTCACAAGAAGGTAGGGCATTTAATAACAATACTTCTTTTGCCGGATTTGATGACTTATTAAAGGCCGACACTATTCAGGCATTTAATATGGCATTGCAGATGTTAGAAGAGCAGACATCATCTATTACTGGAGTGTTTAGAGAAAGATTAAATGGAATAGAAACCAGGGATGCTGTTAGTAATGTTAAGGCTGGTATGAGAAACTCTTATATCATTACTAAATCTTACTATCAGCAAATGGATACTTTGGCAGAGGATATTCTGATTGATTCTCTTAATTGTGCTAAGAAGGTATGGAAACATAAACCACTTACTGGAACTTTAGTGCTAGGTGACAAACTACAGAAAGTATTTACTGCTCTCCCTGAACATTTTACTTTTACTGACTATGATATTCATGTAATAGCTAGTAGTAGAATTATGGAGGAAATGCAGAACATGCAACAGTTAATGATTGAGTTCATCAAGAGTGGTCAACTAGACCCAGACATAGCTATGGAGTGCATGACTGCCAGAAGTATGACTGAACTTAAATCTAAATTGTCTAAGGCATTTCAAAAGAGAAGAGAAGAAACTCAGAACACTGCACAGATGCAACAACAGAACGAAGAGCTACAGAAGCAACTTCAAAAGGCAGAACAAGAGAAAGAGCAGCTTAATAATAAGATTGCATCTCTTAATGAAGCTAAGATTGCTATTGAAAGACAAAAGGTTGAATATGACTATGAGATTGGAATTATTAAGGCTAATGCTGATAGAGATTATAAGCAGAGTACTTCTGATAATGACACCAAAAGAACAGATATTGAGATAGCCCAATTGTACGATGGGAATCAGCAGAATAACGAAGTGAAGAACGTATAATGGAATTAAAAATTAAAGTTTGCACTAACGATAGCTGTAAGGTAATCATACTTGACGATACTGGTACAGGAGAGAATGGCTATTTGCCTGAATCTTCTTCAGTTATCGTCAAGAACAGATTCAAGTACTCTGACACTGTATCTATTGATGTCTTACAACATAATAAGGCAGATGGGCCTGAAATACAACTTCCTGTTTACACTTTACATGATGACGGTAATAAGTCAGTAACTATGCCAGTAGGGTTTGATGGGTGGTTTAATGTATATCATATAGTTCTGCCGACTAAAGATTGGTTTGATAGAGAGATGGATAAAACGGCTGGTTCAGCTGTAACTATGTATGCCACTGTGTACTATTCGGACGGCATCTACATCTATAAGTATTTTAATGGCACATCTACGACCGTAACTGTAGATGAGATAGTAGAGAGGAACGTAGAAGATACTACAATTTCTAGGACATATAATAATTACGTGTCTATTTGTTTTCTTAAGAAATGTTATATATCTTTGTGCCAGCAAATATTTAATAGCAGAGGTTTCAGTAAATGTTGGAGTAAGAATGCTGTAGCGTCCGAATTATCCTACAAGAGAGATTTAGTCTGGATGGCTATTAATGTAATCAAATATATGGTTCAATCTAATCAGTTAGCTGAAGCTGAACGAATCATAGAACAAATAGGAGGTTGTAATGGCTTGTGTAAATCAGAATACAGCAAATGGCCAGAGCAAGGCTGTGGATGCTCTCAAAGATAAGGTGATTTGTGAATACAAAGAACTGCTTAAGTATTTAGAACGGGGGCATAGATATGACTACCAACTAATTCTCGAAGAGATAAGTCTCATCGAATTGCTAGAAGAGAATGAAGTTAATAGGTCTGAATTTGTAGAACAATTTTATCTTAATAATAAATGGCAGATAACTCTATTTTAACACCAGGTGGTTCTGGAAATGAATGTATCAATCCTGTTAACGAACAAATTGATACTTCACAATTTCTGAAAGTAGATTACCGCTTAGGGGAGTTTGAGAGTGAGTCAGATAAACAAATTGCTAGAATTAATCTTGGAGCTGCTGGCATTAATGATGTCTATGATAAGACTTCAGCAGATTTAAAGACATTAGAGGCAGTTAAGACCTCAATGGATACTCACCTAGCTACTGAAGACCCACATAATATAATTCCTACTATAGAAAGTAAACTGGAGGGTTTTGTTAAAGAGGATGGAACCACACCATTCTTAGCACCTCAAACAGGTGTTGACCCGTTGACAGACTTTCATTTAACAACCAAGAGATTCGTGACTGCTTTAATGGACAGTCATTTAGCTAAAACAGACCCACATAATATAATTCCTCTTGTAGAGGAAATACTTAAAGTATATGTAACTACTGACCAGATTTATAGGAAGGTAGAGTTATATACTAGAGACCAAGTTGACGACTTAATCAAGAATTTCGTTAGACGTGACGGAACTACTGCATTTTTAAAACCACAGTTAGGAGTTACTCCAGTAGCTGATGGGCATCTATCTACTAAGAAATATGTAGATGATGTAATGTTTAAACATTTAGTTGATGCAGACCCTCACGGATTTGTAACGTTACTTAATCAGAGACTAAACAACTATTTCAGGAAGACTGAAACTTACTCTAGAGCAGAGACTTATTCAAGAGCTCAAATCGATGCAATTATTAATCACTTGGTAATTGATGCGGCTAGAGGGGCTATTGAGGAACATATCAATCAATATGACCCTCATGGAACTCTTAAAGAAATCTATAGTAAGCATTATGTACCTCGTGATGGTTCAGTTCCATTTACTGCCCCACAGAAGGGAGTAGATGCTGTAGAAGATGACGAATTAGTAACTAAGAGACAACTGGATGCTTCTATTGTAGAAGAGCCTGTTTGGATTACTAGTGGACCAGTTCAGACTACAGTAGGCTTCGTTGAAGATGAAACTGACCCAGGAGAGAAATTGAATCTTCAAGAGGTTATGGATGCAATCTTCTACGGTAAATCTGTAGATGTTAAAGCTCCTGCGTATGCTTTACTGGGTTCTATAGTAGACGTTGAACTATTCGTTAGAGGTTCTACTGGAGTGATATCTTATGCTGAATTATGGCAGAACGATGAGCTTATTGGAACATATACTAAGGACGATTTCGAATTAGGACAGTTGACTGTAAAGAGTTTACCTATTAACGAAGAAACTACTTTTACGTTTAAAGTATTCTATCCTAATGGTACATATCTGGAAGCTAGTTGTACTACTAAAGTAGCATATGACATATTTGTAGGAATCTTACCTAAATGGTATGCAGCCTCTAATGTTAATTATGATTACTTACTTCAGCTAGTTCAATCAGACCCAGAGAACAATAGCATTGACAGTTCTGGTGACTTAGTATCAGAAATCAAACACAAATATAATTTCTCAAGTCCTAAAGAGCTTAAGCAAATATTTGTAGCAATGCCTAAGGAATATCCAGACTTAGTTCAAATGACAACGCCTTCTCAACAGTTTGGTCTTGAATCGTTTGACATTATTAGTGATATCCCATTTGAAATTCCTGGATTGTCAAATAGTAAAATATATAAGATATATGTATTCAAGGAGTCTCTAGTAACTCTCAACTTGGAGGTAACATTTAAGTTTGACCCAGCTAACATTTAATAAGTATGAGAGCATATAGTGAAATTATAGCAAGTTTTAGAAGAGGTGGTCCGTTCCCTATAGAAGCTGACTATATCTTCGAAACTGAAGCGAAACTGAAAGAATTTTATTCATCTCCTGAAGAGAATGCTATTTTACACAAGGGATTGTTAAAGGTAGTTGAAAATGACGGAGATGGTAATCAAGCACTATATTGGGTCACTAGAAAGGAGACTAACGATGAGTTAGAGTTTACTAAACTTATTACTTCTAAGAGTGATGAAACTATAGCTGACTTGATAACTAGATTAGAGCAGGAAATTAAAGATAGAAAGACAGCAGACGATGCTATCTGGGGAAGTGTTGACCATACTAGTGTACCAGAGGACTTAAACAGTCTGAAGGACATTGCAGAGGAAATTACTAAAATTAGAGAGCATCTAGGTAATCTAGACAGCACTGATGAGGAATTACAGAGTAATATTGACAAGGTGCAAGCCGAACTCGATAAGACACAAGAAGGAGTAGGTTTGGGAGAAGACGGAGCTTATGTTCCTGATACTGAAACTACTTACCTTAAAGACTCTACATCTGTAATGGATTCTCTGCGCAAGCTAGACGAATTAGTGAATCATGCTATTCACTTTAACTGGGTTACACTAGAAGATACTCCAAGCATTGAATTAGATATTGATAGACAGATTACTGGAACTACAATATCTGGTAATGTTAAGGTATCTACTGATAGTGGTAACGGAATTACCATAAAGAATGACGGTCTATTCTATAAACTAACTACTGAATATTTAGACGGACTCTTAACTATTAAGGTTAACGATAATGTTATAGGGCAACATCAAATTGGTTTGTCAGCTATCGTAGAGGATGCTAAGTATGACCCAGATACGGAAGAGCTAGTTATAGTATTTAAACTTCTAACTGGTGATAAGCAAGTAGTTAGGATTCCAGTTGGAACTCTTATTAGAGAATGGGAAGTTGATAACTCTATTCCTGATAAGGTAGTAGAATTGGAGAAAGTGTTATCATTAGGAACTGGCGCTGATAAGCTTTCTGCTGACGTTAGGTTGTATACAGCTAAAGATAACATCTTAGTAAAAGAAGGAAATGCTCTGTATGTTAAAGGTACTTCCGATAACATTACACATGATTCTAAAGCCTTGGATGTTGTTATTAGTGAATTACAAAGTGATATTGATAGCCACCTTAAAGATTTCAACAATCCACATAGAGTCACTCCAGCACAGATTGGAGCCATTTCTTTGCCCGAAGTTGAAATTCTACTAAAGTCTAAAGCAGATTTAGTAAGTGGAAAGGTTCCTAAAGAACAACTTCCAGATGATATAGGTGGTGAAGTAACTTGGATTGACGTAGAAGGTGATGAAGAAACAGTATCCTAATAGGCCCGCTAATATGAGCCAGTTGGACTATTTGTGGACAACATATGGCCCATATACGGTGTCGGACTCAATAGACGTTGAAGACTCTATTCCTTCTTCTAAAGCTATCAAAGATGCTATTGCTACCCAGGTAACTGGTATAGTAGAACTCGATACTCAAGAAGAAGGTAATAAGGTTAGAGTTATAGGTAAAGGAGGAAGTGGTGAGGAAATATCATCAATCCTTCTTGATAAAGATACTAAGATAGTTTCGTTTGAAAGACATCTTATAACACAAGAGGATATAGATAACGGATTCGGTAATGCACTGAATGAGGAATGGCTGATACTTACTGCTTCTAATGGAGATAGATTTGAAGTGTCTCTGGAAGACTTTGTAGTTAAAGGACAAATAACTAATACTATTATTACCCAGACTAAGAATGGTAATATTGCATCAGAATTAAAAATTAATAATCCAATTACTAATAGGTCTGTAGATTTATTAGCTTCAAACTTTGGAGTTAGGGCAGACTTAGTAGTTGATACTGATGCTGATTCTAACATAGTTATTACTAAGGGTGATAAAGGAGTTGTTTGTAAATTTAGTTGGGAAGGTACAGAATATCCAGTAAGAATTAAAGCCGTAGATACTTACGATGAGTATTTACTACAGACTTTAGAACCTAATACCATTTACTTCATAAAGGATATTAAGTCTATTTACCTTAATGGAGTTAAATATGCCTCTGAAGGTGGTGGAGGTTTAGACCCTGACTTGTATTATACTAAATCAGAAACTGATGCTCTTATATCTAATATTGAAAGTGACTTAGACAATAAAGTTAGTTTGGTTGATGGTAATATAGTATTAGAGGAAGGTCAAGGAATTGTGGTTAATCGTAGAGACGGTGTTCAGAATTTAATATCATCTGACAATTCCGGAGGGTTTAAACTTGGTAATATTAATTCTTATCTGGAATTATACACTAATACAAGACCAGCCGTTGTAGTAGGGGAAGACACTGATTCACTTGCATTAATGTCAGACTTGACTTCTTATACTTGGAATGAAGTAACTACTGCTAAAGCTACCAGACTCGCTGATTTACCAGAGAGTTATCCAGTAGGAACTTTAACAGTTAAGCATTCTGAAGGAGAAGTTAGTTACGACGGTTCCGAAGATGTATCTATTGACTTAACACATATACAACAATCAATTAATACATTGAAAGACACTATGGAGTACTTACTATCTACTAAACAAGATAAGCTTGTTAGTGGAGTTAACATTAAGAAGATTAATGGTAAGTCAGTACTCGGTAATGGAGATATACTTATATCTTCTGATTCTACAGCTATTAGATATAAGGGGTCTGTAGCTACTCGTATGTATTTACCTTCTGCTCCAGAAGTAGGTGATATTTACAACGTTATTAATGACGGTGCTAACTATGCTTGGAATGGAGAAACTTGGGAAACATATGGAACTATAACTCCAACTGGAGTAGATTTGTATAAGAATGCCAGTGGTGAAATAACTGGCGGGGAGGTAAGATTCAGTGATAATACTGTGCTCCCTATTAACATATTTATTAAATAACATCATTAAATTTTATGGCACAATTAAAATTTTACAGAGGGTTAAAAGCCAATTACGTAGCTGAAACTACTCACAAGGATGGGATTTACTTTGCTACAGACACCAATGAAATCCTTATGAATGGTAAGGCTTACACAGGAGCTCTAGCTGCTGGTAAAGTCGTTACTAATGTAGCCTTGTCTTCTGATAAAAGCAAACTGGTCATTACTTACTCTGATACCACTGCAACAGAGATTGAAGTAGGTAGCGGTAAGTATACATCAGCTATTGAAGACAAAGATTTAGCTATGCCTAATGCTGTCGGTGGTATCGCTAAAGGAACTAAGGTAAGTGCTCTGGAAGGACAGACATATGATTATATGTGGGATGAACTGCTGTTCCCTACTATTAATCCTACATTTACTGCTCCTACTGCAAGCATCTCATTTAAGAGTTATTCAACTCCTCAAGAAGTTGGAGCTACTGCACCTATTGCTGCTAACTTCAACACTAGTCTTAATAAGGGAGCCATTACCTTAAATGGAGCAAAACAAGCAGACAGGTCTGGTAACTTAGATGCAGATAATTCATTTATCTTCGTAAATGGACAAGAGTCTAACACAACTCTGCCTACTACTGTAACGCTTGGTAATACTACTTATACTTATAAGGCAGCTTATTTGCAAGGACCTCAACCTAAAGATAACAAAGGAAACAATTATAGCACTCCACTTGCAGCTGGTTCGGTTAACTCTTCAGCTATCACACTTAATGGTACATATCCTTGGTATGCATCTACAAGTACAGCTTCTTCTGGTACGCCTGTGGCTAAACAAGCTCTTATTGCTTGGAATACTTCTACTGGAGCTATGACTACTCCTAGATTTGAATTACAACCTTCTGGTACTCTTCCACAGGTGTTCAAGTTGCCAAGAGCTGTTACTCAACTTCAAATGTTGAACACAGTATCAGGTAACATGGAAGTTATAGGACTTAGTGACTGGACTAAGACAGAAGAAGAGATTACTATTGGAACCACACCTGTAACTTATTCAGTTTACACTTACAACGGTTCTACTAGAGGTTCAGTAACTTTAATCGCTAAATTCTAATTTGACATATGGCAAGAAATAAAGGTACATTCCAATTTGCAGCCAACTTTGAGGTTAAACTTCAAGGTGCTTTAGACCCAAGAATCTTAGTAGATAATAAGTCTGAACTTATTAATAAAGAGACTTGGCCGTATGATGGCGATACTATCTACGTATATAATGGATTGTTAGTAGCCGTTGCTGCTGATAAGGCAATTTATATGCTAGTTGATAAAGATAAAATTCTGGAAGCAGATTACTCCGGATGGAAACAAATGGACGTTGCTGCTGCACAGACAGTAGAGATTATTGACAACTTAAATTCTTCTTCTACCACTGCTGCATTGTCAGCTAATCAAGGTAGAGTATTAGGACAGAGAGTTACCACTCTTGAGGGCAAAATTTCTTCTGTATATTCATACAAAGGCTCCAAAGCTACTTATGCAGAACTTCCTAGTGATGCAGCAGCAGGTGATGTATGGAATGTAGAGGAAGCTCATGACAATCATCCAGCTGGTACTAACTGGGCATGGACTGGTACAGCATGGGATGCTCTGGGTGGAGCTATTGACCTGTCTGCATACTACAATAAGACTCAAGCAGATGCTGCAATTGCAGCTGCTGTTGATGCAGAGAAGACTTTAAGAGAAGCAGCTGATACTGCATTAGACGGTAAAATTACTATTAATACTCAAGCTATTGCTAAGATTAATGGTAGTGCTGGTGCTGAAGGTTCTCTAGCTAATACTCTGAAACAGGCTAAAGATTATGCAGATACTAAAGTTAGTGATGTTAGTAATTTAGTAGCTAATAAAGTTGATAAGGTAGAAGGTAGTACTCTGATTCCAGAAACTAAACTTGCACTTATTGACACTAACGCTTCAGATATTGATGCTCTAGAAGTTAGAGTTGCTGCTAACGAGGCGAAACTTGTTGGAATCACCACTACTGTAGTTTCGACAATTAATACAGCTATCGACGCAGCTATGGCTTGGCACGAAGTAACTGAATAAAACACATAATATATTAAAATGGAGAAAATGTTTGTACACGTAGCGAAGAAGTCCACCTTTACCAGTGAACTACAAGAACAATACACCAATAGTATTGTTTTCATTAAAGATTCACAGGAGATTTATACTCATGGAACGTTCTACGCTATTCCCGATTCTTACAAAGGCAAAATTACTTCATTGGAGAGTGCTGTGGCAGCTTTACAGGCTGCCAAGGCCTTCTCTAAAGTTTCTGACGGTACTAATGTTGCAGAGTCTCCTTCTCATGACGGAACTCTTAAATTCAACAAAGGCTCTAATGTAAATATCACTGTCGGAACAGATGGAGTAACAATTAGCGCTACAGATACTAAATACACACAAGGTTCTGGTATCTCTATTAAAGGTACTACAATTAATCACTCTAATTCAGTAACTGCTGGCACAGCTAAAGGTGATAATAGTAAAACATTAGCATTTGGTGGAACGTTTACTATTCCTAGCATTACTTATGATGCACAAGGACACGTTACAGCTAAAGGAACCACTACAATGACTATGCCAGCTGCTCCTTCATTTACTAACTGGCAAGCTGAGAATGTTGTTGGCGCTTCTGCTACAGCTACAGCTAATGCAGCAACTACTAATGCTACTACATTCTTGAACTTAATTGAGAATGGTGCAGTAAGAAGCTCACATCAAATTACTGGTACTGGTAAAGTAACAGTTACAGCTGATGCTACTGGTAAAGTAACAATTAATGGTGCTGCAACCACGGCTGCTTCTGGTTCTGCTAATGGTACTATTGCAATTGACGGAACTAATGTTGCTGTTAAAGGATTAGGTTCTGCTGCATATACAGCATCGTCTGCATATGCAACTGCTACTCAAGGTACTAAGGCTGATAATGCTGTTCCAAATACTAGAACTGTAAACGGACATGCACTTAGTGCTAATGTTACTGTTACTAAAGCTGATGTAGGCTTAGGTAACGTAACAAATGAATCTAAGGCTACAATGTTTACAAGCCCAGCGTTTACTGGAACTCCTACAGCTCCTACTGCTGCTGGTGGAACTAATACTACTCAAATTGCAACTACTGCATTTGTAATTAACGAGATTGGAAGTAAGATTTCTGCTGCTCAAGCACTTAGATTCAAAGGAACTATTGGTACAGACGGTGATGTAACTGAACTTCCAGCTAATCACACAGTTGGAGATACTTACGTAGTTAAGGCTGCTGGTAACTTTGCGGGCGAAGGTTGTGAAGCAGGTGACATGATTATCTGTGTTAAATCTGGAACGACTGCTGCAAATGGTGACTGGTCAGTTATTCAGAGAAACTTAGACGGTGCTGTTACTGGCAAATCCCTAACTGCTAACGCAGTAATTTTAGGTAACGGTGGGTCTACTGTTAAAGCTCTAGCTAATGGTACTGCTGGATACGTATTGAAAGCCACTGCTAGTGGTCCTGCATGGCAAGCAGAGAAGGACACAGTTTATACTCACCCTGCTGGAGGTGCTCCTAGTAAGACTTCTGGATTCTATAAATTCAGCACAGATTCTACTAGCCACGTTGCTTCAGTAACCGCTGTTACTAAGGCTGATATTACAGCTTTGGGTATTCCAGGGGCTAATACTAATACTACTTATACGTTCGTTGGAGGAAACGGCTCATTCAGCGTAACTCCTTCTGGAGATTCTAAACAAACAGTTAGTATTGGTAAACCTGCTACTGCTGGCGCGGCTGATACTGCTGCTAAATGGGCTACTGCTCGTACTATCACAGTTAGTGGTGGTGTAACTGGAAGTGTTTCTTTAGATGGTTCTGCTAACGTTACACTAGCTACTACTCTAGCCAATCTTCCTTCTAATAAGGTAACTGCAATGACTGGTTATACCAAACCGTCAGATACAGGTGCAATTGCTGCTGGTGATTCACTTAATGCCGCTATTGGTAAACTAGAAGCTGCATGGGATTGGGTTGAACTATAATATATGTACAAGAAGGAGGGAGTAGCATCCCTCCTTTATTTTATAATGATTAAAATTTAAGTGATATGGCAATTAATAAGAAATTAATTCACTTTAATAAGAAAACTACTTTTAACTCACAGAAGTTATCAGCCAATGCTTCTAATACTCAATATCAGGTAGGAGGTACTGGAACTGTTCAGACTGGAGCTCCTGACATTAACTATCAATCTATAGTTTATATTAAAGATTCTAAAGAAATTTGGACTCATGGGCAATTCTATGGGTCAGCAGCAT